TGTTGATCTTATAAATTTTGAAAAAAACATAGATCCAATAAGTATCCCAAATTTATTTACACCANTATATGCTTCAGATAAGAAAACAATAGTTAATTATAAATATAATGTTGGAATATATGAGGAAGATTTTGAATATTCTGATAAATATGCTAATAGGGGTGGGATTGTTCAATATATAAATTATTTAAAACAAAAAGGTATAAGGCTTGATACAGACCTTAATATTGGAGTTAATCAAGATTTTCAAAAAATAACGTTTGAGGATTTTAACAATAATACTACATATGTTAAAGACTTTCCATTTAATAAAATTACTAAAGAACAAATAATAAAACTTCAACGTTATCATGGATTAGTTAATGGGAGAAATAGTAAAGGACAACTTTTAGTTCCTGAAGATGGATGGGTTGGTAGTCAAACTTCTCAAATGGAGTATCCAATCCCAAGGGGGACATATTTTTATGATAAAAAATTACTAGAGTATGAATTATTTAAACTAGAAACACAATTTAAAGCTGCAAAAAATAAAATACGATATAAAATTGGAGGACCCATTAATAATCCTAAACAATATGATAACACTAAATCCCCAGAATGGTTAGCATTAACAGAAGAATATAATAAAGTTAAAACATACGTTGAAGAAACTGTAAAATCATTCCCCGTCCCCCCCCAAAGTAATAATATATGGTTTCCTATAGTTTGGGGGAATAGACGATTTGTAGCAAAAATTACTGACCAAAGAAATAATTATACAAATTTTCAAAAAACAGGAAGAGTTGGAAATGGAGGAATTAATTTACCCCCATATGAAAATTGGGAATTATATGACCCGAGTAAACACCCTCTTCAAATAGAATTATTAGAAAAAGAATCAGCTGAATTAAAANNAAANTTACCTCAATGGNTTAATACTAGTTTATTTATAGAAATAGGTAAAAGTGTAGCAGCTATAAATTTACTTACAGCTGAACAACAAACACAAAGAAATAAAATAAATACAGGTATTAAAATAGTCGGGAAAGTAAATAATAATATTAAACAAAAGAAATGAAAGGAAAAGATAAAATACCTATTTTATTGGCTCAAAAAGCCCAAGATTTAGTTAAAATAGTAGTTCCTAAAATTACTGAGATGTTAATTAAAATAGGATTAGAGAAAATAGAACCTATTACTTTACCTGATATTTGTTTACCGGCAGATAAATTAAAACCATTAATAGAATTAAGAAATAAAATAGTAGATAAACTAAATTTAACATCTAAAACTATTGAAACTTTATCAAAATCAATAATTCCTTTAACTGTTACCATAACAGCAACATCTAAAATACTACAAACTTTAAATACTACTAGAACCATAGCAGAATCTGCAATACCTCTGCTCCCAACTCCACCACCAGGTTCCCCAGATCCAGCAAATACAGCATTAATAGCTTTAAGTAAAGTACAAACTTTAGAAAGAAAACTATCTCCTAAAGTAGTTCAAGCCCAAAACACAGTAGATTCAATCAATATTGCTTTAACTCAAGTAACTACTATACTAGCTAAAATTTTAGCAATAATAAGTATAATAGATATATATTTAAATAGATGTAAACCTATTGATTCTCCAAACATGATATCTTTAAATAGTTATTTAACAACAGTTGTTGATAATGCTAATAAAGTTGAAGTATCACCAACATTTGGTGAAAATTATAAAGGATTTGTATTAGATATAGTTGAAGAACAATTTTCTCCTACAGTAAAAAGATCAAAAGCCGTAGCTAAAAATAATAGTAATATTGTATTATTACAAACCCCATTATCATTTACATCAACCCCACAAGTTTTAATTGAAGAACTTAAATTAATAATTGACAAAGATAATTTAAAAGCTGACTAATTTAATATTTATAACAAATGAAACCATCAGAATTAAAAAATTTAATAAAAACTGCCATGAAAGAGGCAATCCAAGAAGAATTAAAAGACATCTTATTGGAGGCAGTTCGTAGTAATAAACAACCAATTACTGAATCTTATCGAGTTAGTGATGATAGAACGTTAAGTTTTAATACTAATGCCATTCCTCACCAACCTACTAAATCCCCAGTAAACAACAAAAAAGCATATTTAGACATATTGGGTGAAATGTCTCAACCAGCTAAATCAAATTTTGAAGGAGAATTTAAAATACCAAGTAATATAGACCCAGTAAATGGAACATTACCTGATGGGCAACTTGGTTTAGATGCTATAATGAATTTAATTAAGAAATAGTGGCATTCGGAGCAAAAAAAATATTTCCTATTGATACAAAGCCGGGAACGGCTGTAGGAATTTCTATTCCTTTTAACTCACCATCTGTATTTTTTTCAACATATACTACAAAAGATGCTATACGAAATAATTTATTAAATTTCTTTTTAACAAACAAAACAGAAAGATATTTAAATAATCAATTTGGAGCTAATTTAAGAGCATTTATTTTTGAACAAATAACATCTGATAATATAAGTTTTTTAAAAGAAAACATTCAATCACTAATAAGTCAATATTTTCTTAATATAAAAGTAGAAAATTTAGAAATTCTAGAATATCCTGATAGTAATGAAATAAATGTACAACTAACATATAGTATAATTAATACTGGATTGACAGATCAAGTTCAAATAACATTCGCATAATGGCAGCAAATAAAAATATAAAATACATAAATAAAGATTTTAGTGAACTTAGAACTAATCTAATTGACTATACCAAAACCTACTTTCCAACTACGTATAATGACTTCAGTCCTGCATCACCAGGTATGATGTTTATGGAAATGGCAGCATATGTAGGTGATGTTTTGTCATTTTATTTAGATAATCAAGTACAAGAAAATTATTTACAATTTGCTAGACAATCAAATAATTTATTTGAATTAGCATATATGTTTGGTTATAAACCAAATGTAACCGGAGTAGCAATTACTAATGTAGATTTTTATCAAAAAGTACCTTCTAAATTATCCGGCTCAACTTATATCCCGGATTTTGATTATACTTTATTAGTCAATGGAAATGCTACTGTAACTACAGAAAATGGAATATCATTTTTAATTAACGATCCTGTAGATTTCTCAGTATCTAGTTCCACAGATCCAACGTCTATTTCAATTTATGAAATATCTAATAACAACCCAACATATTTTTTATTAAAAAAAACACGTAAATCAATTTCATCTACAATTAATACTAAAACATTTTCATTTGGATCTCCTATTAGATTTTCAACAATTGAAATAAATACTCCAAATATAGTAGGAATATTAGATTGTGTTGATACTGAAGGAAATAAGTGGTATGAAGTAGATTATTTAGGACAAGAAATGGTTTTTGATTCTATTAAAAATATAAACGTTAACGATCCTAATTTATCTAAATATACCGATGCTCCATATTTATTAAAATTAAAAAAAATTCAACGTAGATTTGCTTCTCGTTTTAAAAATTCAACTACATTACAAATCCAATTTGGTGCAGGAACAACATCTGACTCAGATGAAACTATAGTTCCAAATTTAGATAATGTTGGTATAGGATTACCATTCGAACAAACAAAACTTACAACAGCATATGCACCATCAAATTTTCTATTCACAGATACCTATGGTATTGCACCTTCAAATACTACATTAACATTTAGATATTTAACAGGAGGAGGAGTAACAGCTAATGTAGCTGCAAATTCATTAACTAAATTAAATGGCTCAGTAAATTTTTTAAATACTAATTTAAATAGTACAACTGCAAATGATATTTTTTCTTCATTAGTAGTTACAAATCCTGAAGCCGCAAGTGGAGGAGGAGATGGAGATACAATAGAAGAAATTAGACAAAATTCCTCAGTTAATTTTGCTAGTCAATTAAGAAATGTAACTCAAGATGATTATTTAGTAAGAGCATTAAGTATGCCTTCTAAATATGGAAATATAGCTAAAGCGTTTACTCAACCTACTAGAGCACAAGATACATCATCTGGAGAATCAGTCGGTGTGTTGGATTTATATGTTTTAACCGTTGATATTGACGGGAAATTAAATAACGCTTCGTTAGCTTTAAAACAAAATTTATCTACTTATCTTTCAATATACAGAATGATAAATGATGCTATTAATATTAAAGATGCCTTTGTAATTAATATTGGAGTTAATTTTGATATAATTATATTACCTAATTTTAATAGTAATGAAGTTTTAACTAAATGTATTACTGCATTACAATCATATTTTGCAATCAATAATTGGCAAATTAACCAACCTATTATATTAAGAGAACTTTATATTCTTTTAGATAAAATAGAAGGTGTTCAAACAGTTAAAACAATCGATGTAAAAAATCTAACAGGAGTAAATTTAGGATATTCGGTTTATGCATATGATGTATCTGGAGCAACTAAAGACAATGTGGTTTACCCATCATTAGACCCTATGATTTTTGAAGTAAAATATCCAGCAACTGATATTCTAGGTAGAGTTGTTAATTTATAACATAAGTAAAATTTAAAAATGGCTATATATAAAATATTCCCAACTCAAGATACAACTTTATACTCTATTTATCCAGAAATGAATACTGGATTAGATGAAATTTTAGAAGCTTCTTTAGAAGTAGGAAATTTAGGAACACCTGCCCCNCAAGCAAGTCGCTTCTTAATTCAATTTGATTCAAATGAAATTACAGATATTATAAGTAATAAAATATCTGGGTCGCAATGGCAATCAAATTTAAAATGTTTAGTGGCTAATGTTACAGCTTTAAATTCAACCACTACTATAGAAACATATGCTGTTTCCCAATCATGGAATATGGGTACAGGTAGATTTGAGTATGTCCCTCAAGTACAAAATGGGGCAAGTTGGTTTTGGAAAGATTATCAAGGTGGAAACACTTGGACTGATGGAACATTTAATATAGATACAACTGGATCTTACTCTTCATCTGTAGACATTGGTGGAGGTACTTGGTATACTACTTACTCAGGTTCTCAAACATTTAATTATTACACAGATAAGGATATAAATATTGACACTACAAATATAGTATCTGAGTGGTATAGTAGT